GGAGCAGGCGCCGGCGGCTTCGGCCGCCGGTGCCGATCGCATATGGCGAGCCTCAAGAACGGCCACATCGCAAAGCGGCTGGAGTTCATCCAGCGGCAGGTGCCGCAAGTGCGCGACCGCGCGCTTGCGTCGATGGTGCGCGGGCTGAAACCCGAGGCCGCCCGGCTGATTTCGGCCGACATCCTGAACCTGTCGCCGCGGCAGATCAGCCCGTACCTGAGCGCCAACGCGGCGAAATCAGACAACAGCATCCGCATCGGTGCATCCCGCCAGCGGTTGCCGTTGCAGGCATTCAAGCCCAGCGCATCGGCGTCCGGCGTCAGTGTGACCACGTGGAAAGACCGCGGCCCGCAGCGGCATCCGCACGCATTCAAGCGCCCGGACGGCAAGGCGGGCATCTGGCAGCGCGTGCCGTGGGCCGGCCAGAAAGGGCAGGGCGGCAACCCCGGCACCGCCTCCGGGCTGGTGCACCGCTTGCCCATCGTGGAGCGCAAGGGCCCGTCCATGCACCGCATTTTCCAAGGGCGCAACACGCCCACCGGCGGCCACGGCGACATCCTGCCGCGGCTCACCGTCTACGCACAGGCCAGGCTGGCCGAGGAAGTGGCGCGCATGATGAAGGCGGGGCTCTGATGGCCGGGCAGACGTTCGAAGAAGTCCTGCGCATCGTCCTGGAGACGCAGGGCGAACAAGGGCTGGACGCCCTGCGCGCGGCGATGGAAAAGGTCGGGGATGTCTCCGACGACACCATCGCCGACACCCGCAAGTTGATCGACCAGCTCAACGACCTGAATGCCACCGCCGGGAAGGCCGCGCGCTTCGGGCAGATGTCCGACGATTTTGCGCGCACGTCTGAGTCGATGAATCAGGCGGCGACGGCCGCCTATCGATTCGAGGTGAGCCTGCTTGAACTGAACAAGCGCGCCGGTGAGCTGGGCGCAGAGCATGCTGCCGCGAGCAAGGAAGTGGATCGCCTTGCTGCCGCGCTGAAAGAAGAGGGGGCAGATACCCAGACGCTGGGCGCCGCTCACAAGGCGGCCGTGGCGGAGGTCAAGCGGCTTGGGGCCGAGCTGAAGGAGAATGGCAAGGCCATCAAGGATGTCGGTGCGGCGCAGAAAATTGCCCGCGCTGAAATGGAAAAGCTGGAAGGCACGTACGGCACGCAAGCCGCCGCGCTGGAGAAGCTGGACAAGGAGCTGACCGACTCCGGTCGCAACACGAAAGACCTGGGCAAGCTGCAAGGAACGCTGGCGGCGGAGATCGCCGACGCCACCGGCGACATCCAGAAACAGGCCGCGGCCATGCAGGCGGAGGCCAAGGCCGCTGCGGCGCTGCGCCAGCGGCTGGATGAAGGCGATGAGGCGTTCCGCAAGTTCGCGCAGGCGGGCACTGCCAGCGCCGAGGCGCTGCAGAGCTACCGCGAGGGCGCCGATGCCGCCGCGGACGGCAGCCGCAACTTGGCCGAACAGGGCGGCCGGCTGCAGGGCATCTTCAGCGGCCTGCGCGGGCTCATCGCGCCGGTGCTGGCCTACCTGAGCTTCGACGCTGCGGAGCAGGGCATCACGAACCTGCTGGGCGTGGGTGCAGCCGCCGAGAACGCGCGCCGCGCCCTGCAGAACCTGTACGGCGGCGTGGAGGCCGGCAATGCAGCCTACGCCGGCCTGCAGGACATGGCGAAGAGGAACGGCATCGCCTTCAACGACTTGGTGGAGACCGCAAAGAAACTGAAGGCGTTCGGACTGGATCCGCTCAGCGGCAGCCTGCAGGCGCTGATCGACCAGAACGCGGCGGTCGGCGGCAGCATGCAGGACCTGGACGGCAAGGTGCTGGCGCTGGGCCAGGCCTGGGCCAAGCAAAAGCTGCAGGGCGAAGAGATCCTGCAGCTGGTCGAGCGCGGCGTTCCCGTGTGGGAGCTGCTGCAGAAAGCCACCGGCAAGAACGTGCAGGAGCTGCAGAAACTCAGCGAGAAGGGCGCGTTGGGCCGCGATGTCATCCGCTCGCTGTATGAGGAACTGGGCAAGGCGAACAGCGGCGCCGCCGAGCGCGGACTGTCCAGCCTCAGCGGCCTGCTGGCGCAGGCATCGGCGCGCTGGACTGAGTTCCAGCAGAAGGTGGCTGACGATGGCGTCACCGAATACTTCAAGCGGCAGATGGATGCGCTGCTGGGCGCCAGCGGCAACATGGACGCGCTGGCCAAGCGCGTGGCCGATGGCGTCATCGGCCTGCTGGAAGCCCTGCGCAAGCTTGGCACGCAGCTGGCGCCCATCGGCGCGGCCATCGGCAACCTGACGCTGTTCCTGGCCAGGCACGCGGAAGCCGTGGCCAACGTCATCAAGGCGTGGGCCCTGTTCCGCGCGGTGGAAATCGCCGCCGGCTTCGGCAAGATCACCCAGTCGATCATCGCCACCACCACAGCGCTGGTGGCGCAGAACACCGCCATGGCGGCCACCGCGAGCCGCGGCGCGGCGGTGGGCGGGCTCAGCGGGCTCTACGCGGCATTGACCGGCCGCATCACTGCCGCCGCCGGTGCTGCGCTGCAGCTGGTGCGCGTGCTCGGCATCCCGGCAGCCATCACCGCCGGCGTAGTCATGCTGGCCAAGGCCTACGAGGGCGTGGTCGAAGCGCGCGCGAAGCTCTGGCAGTCCGAGGCCGGGCTGCGCTCCCAGCAGCAGGACCAGCTGAAGCTGGGTCAGCAGCTGCAACAGCTGTACCGCGACAGCGCGAACGTGGCGGTGCAATCCGGCGCGGCCGTCAGCCAGATGACGCGCGCCCAGGCGCAGGACTATCAGTTCGCGCTGCAGCAGGCGCAGCTGTATTACCGCGGCGTCATCAACGAGGCCATCGCCACCGGCGACAAGCTGAAGCTGGACGGCGCAAAGGCGAGCATGGCCGAGCTGGGCGCGGCCATCGATGGTGTGCGCTCGCATCTGGAAGGCCTGACCAAAGCTGCAGACCCGCGCGGCCTGCAGGCCTTTGCGGATGCCGCCGTCGCCAAGTTCGATGAGCTGGTCACGAAGTCCAAGGACGCGAAACAGGCCGTTGCCGGCATCTTCGATGGTATCGACTTCCGGCAGGCCGATGGCATCTCCCAGGCCGGAGACATCCTCACGCAGTTGGGCGCGCGCGGCAAAGAGGCGGGCGATGCGATCAAGGCGGAGCTGGGCGCCGCGCTTGCCAAGGTGGCGCAGGAAGACCTGCCCGCGCTGAAGGCGCGCGCCGAAGCGGCAATGGCCGCTGGCGTCACCGGCGCCAAGGCGTTTTCCGAGGCGATTGCATCCGTCAACCTGCAGCGGCTTGGCGTCGACATCGACGCCATCAAGACCGGGTTCACCGCCGCCGGCCGCAGTGCCGTGGACGCATTCCGCGGCGCAGTGGATGAAGTCGACAAGCTGGGCCTGACCGTCGAGCAGCGCAGCCGCGCCATCGCTCAGGCGTTCGATTCGGCATTCCGGCAGGCCAGCACCAAGGCCGAGCTGGCGGCGCTGAAAGCCGCGCTACAGGACGCGCTGTCTGCAGGTGACATCGGGTTCGCGGAGTTCCAGCAGCGGGTGGCGGAAACCGACGCCAAGCTGGCGGAACTGGCGGGCACCGGCAAGAAAATGGGCGCGGACGTGGCCAGCGGCGCATCGCAGGCGGTATCGGCCATGTCCGGCATGTCGTCCGCGGCCAGCAATGCCGGGATCAGCCTGGGCAAGGTAGGCGACAAGATCGGCGAGGCCAGCAAGGCGGCCAAGGCGGGTTCCGGGCAGCTGGCCAGCTATTCCCTATCGATCAAGGGCTACAGCGACACCGCGCTGCGGGCGCTGCAGAGCCTGAACAAGTACCTGGTGGACGGCCTCACCGGCAGCTTCAGCAGCACCTACCGCCAGAAAATGGAGCTGCTGACCTATGACATGCAGCAGCAGTATGAGCAGCTGCAAAAGCTCATCCGGTCCACCGAAGAGCAGGCCGCCCAGTACGACGAAACCGAGCAGCGCCTCATCGCGCTGCGCCAGCAGTACAAATGGCTGTCCGACGATGAGCTGATGCGGCTTATCGCCGCCGAAGACAAGCTGAAGCAGGGCCGCGACCAGGCCGCCGAAGCCGCCAAGCGCCAAGCCGAAGAAACCGCCGCCGCCTACGACATCCAGCGCAAGGCCGCCGAAGAGGCGGAAGCCGCGCGCGTGGCCGCCGGCACCATCGCCGGCCGCTCCGGCCAGAGCGCGCAGCAGACCGCCGCCGTGGCCGAGCGCGTCATCGAAAGCGCCGTGGACGCCACGCAGCGCATGGCGAAGGTGGCGTCGTCGGCCGAGCTGACCCTGCGCGTGATCGCCGAGCCGGTGGACGGCGTGCGCATCCAGCTGACCCAGCAGCAGCTGTACGAGATCACCTCCGCCGTGGTGCGGCTCATCAACCAGTCCAAGAGCGTGAGCACATGACCGCATCCCTTGCCGGCATCGAGTTGCCGGAAGACATCCAGTGGACGGACGAATACACGGCCTGGAAGGTCGGGCAGATCATCCGGCCCACGCTGACTGGCGCGCTGGTGGTGCAGGAGTCGGCGCTGCAGGCCGGACGGCCGATCACGCTGCAGGGTTTCGATGACGGCGGCAGCCGCTACGTGGCGCCCATCACGCTGGCCACGCTCAACGCCCTGCGCGCCCTGGAAGAAACCGCCGGCGCCGCGGCCATGACGCTGGTGCTGCCAGCCGCTGGCGACACCACGCGCAGCTTCAGCGTCCGCTTCCGCCGCACCGATGGCGCCGCCATCGANGCCCGCCCCATCAAGTACCAGATCCCGGCCGAGGCNGNNGANTGGTTCCTTGCCACCCTTCGACTCATCCAGGTGTAACGCATGGGCATTTCNGCCACCGACATCAANCTCCGCAAGTCCCAGCGCCTGACCGACTTCCCCGACGGCGGCGGCCGCATGGTGGCGGCCGAGGTGGTGGACGGGCAGCTCAACAACCTGTTCCCCGACATCAGCACGCAGGACCGCGTGGCGGGGCGCGTGAGCATGCGCAAGGCGTTCGTGCACGTGGACACCGCCAACACCGACATGCTCTACGGCGCGGTGGGCGTAATCGTTGACCCGCCGGACGATGCCAACGTGGGCATGACCATGTTCAGCACCGGCAGCTACGCGGACACCCGCACCGACGCGCGTAACCGCATCGAAAGCTATGTGATCAAGGGCGTGGAGTCCCGCTACGTGCTGATGGGCGACCACTTCATCGGCCAGCGCAGCATCACCGTCTACTGCATGCAGGACGCGCCGCAGCCCGAGGTCAACCAGACGTTCTGCCTCAGCGTGGAGAAAGCCGGCTACGCGCCGGACATCCAGTTTGTGCGCGTGGAAGAGGTGGTCAGCCGCACCACGCAGACCTTCTACGATGGCGTGGGCGGCGACTATCAGTTTCAGCGCGACGTGATCGTCATCGCCATCACCACCGCGCTGCAGTTCGATTTCCCCGGCCAGGAGGTGACCCGCCTGACCAGCATCAAGCCGCCCACGCGCGTGCGCATGACCAGCGTGGCCGACGCCAGCAGCTACTTCAGCATCAAGCCAATCATCGGGACGCCCGAGGCCGGCGACGTGCAGGTGATGGTGGCAGACCCCTACGTGCACCTGGTGCCCACCACGCAGGCGGAAACGCCCATCGTGGACGTGCTGGCCGGCATGGGCACGATGGCGCTGATCGAATCCGGCGAGCCGGGCAGCCTGAGCCTGGCGTTCTCCGCAGACTTTGCCGCAGGCGCGCTGGTGACGCGCTACCTGGGCACGCCCTGCGCGAAGGGCAGCGTCAGCGTAGTGGCCGGCAGCACCACCTTGACTGACGATGGCCGCGGCGCGTTGCGGGCCGAGGGCGAATCGCTGTGGAGCGGGCAGGTGGACTACGTGGCCGGCACGGTCACGCTGATCCACTCGGCCGGCGCGGGCTCCACGGCCGTGACGGTGACCGCCACGCCAGCCGGGCCGGTGCTGATGCAGGGCTATACCGGCCGTATCGAAATTACCGCGCTGAACCGCCAGCTGAACTACATCATGCAGCTGGAAACGATGCCCTACGGCGGCACCATGACGCTGGACTACATGGCGCTGGGCAAGTGGATTCGGCTCACCGATGACGGCCTGGGCAAGCTCAACGGCCTGCCGGGGCAGGGCAGCGGGACGGTCAACTACACCACCGGCAGCGTGGTCGCCACCCTGGGCGCCCTGCCGGACATCAACAGCGCCATCATCATTTCCTACGGCACCGGCGTGGTGACGGAACGCCGCGACCAGGACGTGGCCATGACCCCGCCTGCGTTGCAAGTACAGCTGCCGGCGGTGGATGACGAAACCGCGCTGGCGCCCGGCTCTGTGAGCGTGGACTACGTGGTTGGCGGCGTAACCAAGACGGCCACCGATGCCGCATCGCCCGGCGTGCTGAAGGAGGCCGGCACCGCTGTTGGCGCCGTGGATTACACGCAGCGGCTGGCCACTGTAGCCCCGCCCACCATGCCGGATGCTGCGGCGCCGGTTGCGGCAGCGGCCACGGTGCTGGTGACGGAAGCGGAAGCCTTCACGCCCACTGCGGACGGCTTCGCCGTGGTCAATCTGGGGCTGGGCGCAGATGTCGAGCCCGGCAGCGTCAAGATGATGTGGTCTGCACAACAAGTGGTGTCATTCAACGTCGGCGTGCCGTCGCACAAGCTGGTGCAACTGGTGGCCGTGGATGATGGCGCCGGCAACATCATCGGCAAGACCGTTGGTGGCGCGGTGTGGCCTGGCGACGGCGAGAATCCCATCGGCTCGATCAGCTACGCCACCGGTGTGGCCAGCCTGAAGGTGGGCAAGATCCTGAAGAACACCACCTGGATTCCAGTGGTGGAGGCCTACTGGGACGATTCCACGGTGAAGTTCCGCACCGTGACCCTGAAGCAGGGCGGCGAGATCACGTTCACGAACGGCAGCCCGGTCAACACGACGTGGCAGGTGACTGGCACCGCATCCACGCCCATCGACGTGGTCTACCCGCCGCCGGGCGACCCGCTGCCGCCGCCGCCACCGCCGCCGGCACCTGGCGACCCGCCGCTGCCGCCGCAACCGCCCGCACCCATCGACCTGGGCATCGATCTGACTCCCGGCACCGATGACCCCATCGTGCCCGGCAGCGTGCGATTCGTGTACCGCGGCAAGACCTACATCGACCGCGCAGGCGCGCTGTACCACAGCATCGACCCGGTGAACGGCAGCGGCATCTACGCCGGCACCATCGATTACGCCACCGGTCGCGCGAATATCGTGAAGTGGGAAAAGGGCGGCGCCAACACCATCGCCATTCAGTCGCTGCTGGTGCGCTTCAACGAATCCGGCCAGCAGCACATCGAGTTCCGCACGCCGGGCACGCCACTGCGTGCCGGCAGCTTCACGCTTCGCGCCAACCTGCTGGACGGCACGCTGCTGACCGCCACGGCCGACCTCAACGGCGACATCACCGGCAGCAAGGTGGTGGGCGACATCGACTGGCGCACCGGCAGCGCGCAGGTGCGTTTCGGTGAAATGGTGACCGCGGCCGGCAACGAAGCCGAACAGTGGTATGACCCCAGCGCAGTGGTCGGCGGCCAGATCTTCAAGCCGGCGCTGGTCAACCCCGCCACCGTCTTCTTCGGCACCGTGGCCTACCGCAACATCCCGCTGAACCCGGCGCTGCTGGGCCTGGACCCGGTGCGCCTGCCCGAGGACGGCCGGGTGGTGGTGTTCCGGCCTGGCCAGACGCTGCTGGTCCACCACACGCAGGAAACCAGCGTGGCCAGCGTGACGGCCGGGCAGGTGGTCAACCTGGGGCGCCCCAACCTGACCCGCGTGGAAGTGCGCGACAGCGCCGGCGCGCCCATCCTGAGCAGCTGGTACGTGATCGACAAGACCGCCGGCACCGTCACCTTCAGCGACCCGCTGAACCTGACCGGCTACACGCTGCCGGTCATCATCCGCGACCGAATCGAAGACCGCGTGCTGTGTGCGGACAGCCAGATCACCGGCGAGATCGCCATCAACCGCGGCCTGTCGCATGACTACCCGGTCGGCAGCTACCTCAGCACCTGCCTGATCCTTGGCGAAATGAACGGCAGCCAGGACCTGCAGGCGCGCGTGGAGAACATCTTCGACCAGAAGACCTGGACGGCCGTCTTCAGCGAGGAACGCATCGGCGACGGCACCGATGCGCAGTACAACGATGTGGTCTATCCCATCGTAGTGGACAACGGCAACGCCATCACCGAGCGCTGGGCGATCCACTTCACCAGCGCCAGCAACATCGAGGTCATCGGCGAAGCCAGCGGCATCATCTGGAGCGGCAACATCAGCACCGACTGCGCGCCGCTGAACCCGCGCACCGGCCAGCCGTATTTCACCATCCCCAAGGAAGGCTGGGGCTCCGGCTGGAGCGCCGGCAACGTCCTGCGCTTCAACACCGTCGGCGGCCTGGCGCCCGTGTGGTTCATCCGCACCGTGCTGGCCGGCGAGGCCACCGCGCCCTATGACGGCTTCCGCTACGAAACCATCGGAGACGCAAATCCGTGAGCACCGTCCGTTATTTCCGCTGGGATGACCCCGGCGCGCCCACGCTGACCGGCGAGGTCGGCTCGCTCACCAACCTGCTGCGCAAGTGCCTGGTGGGCACGGCGGGCGTTGCTTACGGGAGCAAGCCCGCCGCGGGGTGGAGCGAGGCGTTCGCGGGCACCGCCACCAACATCGCCGTGTTCCGCAACAACAGCGCCGACGGTGGCAGCGGCTGCTATGTGCGCGTCAACGACAACGCGTCTGGTGCCGGCGGTGCGCGTGAGGCGCAGATCGCGGTGTACGGCAGCATGACCGACATCAACTCCGGCACGATGGGGACATCTGCCCTATGGTTCCGCAAGTCCGGCACTGCTGACGCCACCGCCCGCAAGTGGCAGGTGGTTGCGGACGGCCGGACCGCGTGGCTGCATTCGTACGAAATCTCCGCTGCGCTGTCTGGCAACGGCTTCGACACCAGCCTGGCCGGCATTGGCGACTACGCCTGCGTGGATGCCGCCAACGCGTTCCGCTATTTCTGCATGGGCCGGGCCACAGTCAATTCCAACTTTGGAGGCGACATTGTGGCGCTTGGGGGGTCATCGCCCAGCAGCAACAGCGCGGCGTTTTCGGTGCAGTCGCTGGATGGAATCTCTGGGCTCAAGCAGCCGTCTATTCTCCGGCCGATGATCATCGCCGATGGGGGCGTTGGCGGCACCGAGTACCCGGCTCCGCCCCATCCGATTACCGGCGACACCTACTTCCTCAGCCATCCGCCCATCCGGGACGGCGGGATGCTGCTTGGCAGGCTGCGCGGCATCAGACTGCCGTACCACAACATCATGTCCACGGCCGATGGTGCCGAGTTCTCAGGCTACACCGGGCAGCGCGTGGCGAAGACCCGGATCACAACGAACTCGAACGCCAACCACAGTGTCGGCATCCTGCTGGATGCCGTGGGGCCTTGGCCGTGAGTGCCGTTGATCTGGACTACGGCTTCACCGTCGCCGCCGGCACTTCGCTGGGCGTCATCGCGGGCGAAGCACCGGGCATCGTGACGATCGACAACGTGCCGGGACGCGCGGAGATCGACCTGTTTCGGCGGAGTGATCGCGCGTGGCTTCGGCGGCAATTGAGCGCCGATAACGGCACCTATCGATTCAGTGGTGTTGCACTCGGCGTCCTGCATGACCTTGTTGCCCGCGATCTGTCTGCCGCGTGGGATGACGTGATCGCCGGCAGCATTTTGCCGTTCGTGCCGGTGCTGATCTCCGGCGACGCACCGGGCGGCCGCGTCGGGCAGCCCTACTCGTACACCTATCTGGTGACGGGTGGAGAGTCTCCCTACACGTTCGAGCTCACCGGTTCGCTACCGGCCGGCCTTGCGCTGGAGATGACGGCGACAACGGTGAAAATCGTTGGCACTCCCACGGCTGAGGGCGCATCGACGTCTTGGAGCATCAAGGTCACCGACGTGCGTGCCGCAGAGGCGGTGGTCAACGATTCGATGGGTGTATTCGCTGCTGACGCGCATCAGTACTGGCGCGTGAACATCACCGCGGCCAACAGTTTCTGCGCTGTTGGCGAGATCGAGATGGCAGCAGTGGCCGGTGGCGCAGACCAGTGCGTAGGCGGCGTCGCCACTGCGAGCGGTAGCTACGGCAGCGACCCCTCTCTATTTGGGCCGGCCAAAGCGTTCGACAATGATCTCACTAGTGCTTGGATATCAAGCGTTTCCAGCAGCGGCTGGATTGCTTACCAGTTCCTCGCGCCGGTATCAGTGCACGAAGTGCGTATCGCGCCGCGATCGTCACCTCTACAGTCGCCTAGGGACTTCACCATCGAGTGGTCGGACGACGGTGTGGCGTGGACGGTCGCAGCGACCTACACAGGGCGCACCTCCTGGACTGCCAGCACGCTGACGGCTTTCGCGGTGTGACATGGCGTTGAGGATCACCCGCCCCGGCGACCGCATCCCGCTGCCCATCAAGCAGCTGCGGGTGCTGCGCCCGGGCGACCGCATCCCGCTGGCCTTCGCGCCCGACGGCCCGGCGCCTCCGGACCCGGAAATCGTGGGCGATGTGGTGGCCGCAGCGGGCGTGCGGTGGGGTGGGCTTGTGGCGCAGCGGCGCGCCGCCGCCGTGGCGTCCGCCCCGTTCAACGGCTTGCGCACCCCGTGGCGCAGTGCGTGGGGCGGGCTGGCCAGCCGGCAAGCCCAGTCGTCCGCGCTGTGGGGCGGGCTGCAGGCGGCGCGTGCGGGGCAGTCCGCAGGCTGGGGTGTCGGCCGGGCCCGGCTTGCCGTGGCGCTGGCCGCGCCCTGGCAGTCCAAGCCCATCATCAGCGCAGCGCCCCTGCTGCCGTGGCGCCAGCAGCAGCCGCTGCTGCAGCGGAGCGCGCGCCACGACTGGACGGTGCCGCCCAGCAACGCGCGGGGCACCCGCATGCGGTGGGGCGGCCTGCTGCATTGGGCCATGGCGCGCGATGGCGCCTGGAGCGTGCCGCCGAAGTTTGAAGCCCCCGTGCGGATTCCGTGGGGGCAGGGCAGCGGGCTGGCGTGGGTGGTGCGCCCGCCGCCCGCGCCAGCGCCGGACCCGGACGGCCCGCGGCCGCCGGTCTACGGCCGCACCGTGGCGCTGGCGTTCCGGTGTCGCAAGTACATCCACCACGGCCAGCGCGTTCCGCTGCGCCTCGGCAACCTCGCGTGCTATGCCGCCCGCGACCTGCAAAGGGTCTATGTCGTGCTCAATTCCATCGAAGTGGTCCGCCTGCCGGACCTGTTGCCCATCGCGGTGGACAGCGTGTCGCTGGCCAGCAGCCGCGACACCTGGTGCTGGGACGCCCAGCTGCAGCTGGCGGACCCCGCGCAGCTCGCGGCCGTGCAGCCCACCGCCGGAGGTCCGCGCCAGCTGCGGATCACCATCAACGGCTACCAGTGGGTGATCGCCGTGGAGTCCTTCGGGCGTGGCCGCGAATTCGGCCAGGCGCGCGTGGACATCGCCGGTCGCAGCGTCACCGCCCAGCTGGCCGAGCCCTACGCCGCGCCGCGCAGCGCGGAGGTGACGGCGGCGCGGACCATGCACCAGCTGGCCGACGCGGAGGTGGCGGGTTCCGACGTCACCGTCGACTACGCGGCGGTGGACTGGCTGGTGCCGGGCGGCGCCTGGTACTACGACAGCCTCACGCCCATGGCCGCGCTGCTGCGGCTGGCCGCTGCCTCAGGTGGCGTGGTGCAGTCGGACGCGGCCTTGCCGCAGGTGCGCCTGGCGCCGCGGTACCCGGTGTCGCCGTGGGACTGGACCACCACCGCGCCGGACGTCGAGATCCAGGACGACATCGTGACCGGCGAGCGCCTGCAGCTGCAGAGCCGGCCGAACTTCGACGCCGTGATCGCCGCGGGCGAGAAGGTGGGTGTGGCGGCGCGCGTGATCCGCGATGGCGAGGCCGGGCAGACCTACGCGCCGCAGCAGATCGACCAGCTCATCACGCACGCCGATGGCGCGCGCGAGCGTGGCCGCAACGTGCTGGCCGACCGCGGCGGGCAAGCGGCGGTGGAGCACGACATCCCGCTGTTCCCGGCGCCGCTGGGCACCGGCCAGCCCGGCCTGGTGCTGCCGCTGCAGCTGGCCCGCCGCATCACCGCGGAAGGCACATGGCACGGCTTGGCCACCGCCACGCGCATCACCGCCACCCGGCAGGGCCCGGCCGTGGACGTGGTGCAGACCGTCACCCTGGAGAGGCACTACACCGATGCGGACTGACCTGTGGCGCAACTTCAACGGCCTGCTGGCCGAATCCCCGCGACTGCTGGCCACCGTGGTGGCCCACAACGCCGACGGTACCAGCTCGCTGGTCACCGCAGACGGCCAGAGCCTGCGCGCGTGGGGCCAGCTGGAGGGCGCGACCGTGCCGTACAACGCCTTCGTGCGCGACGGCAAGCTGGAATCCGCGGCGCCGAATCTGACCCTGCTGCAGCTGGAAGTCTGATTGCGCCCGCGCCGCGACGGCGCTACGGTTGGCTGTCACCAGGGAGCCCTGCCATGCGTCGCATCATCTTGACTATCGTCCTGCTGTGCCTGTGCGCCGCCGCCAGTGCCGGCACCTACCGCTTCCGCGGCGGTGTGGTCACCGAGGGCGATTCGGTCGCCGCCGTCATGCAGCGCGCCGGCAAGCCCGATCGCGTGGTAGAGCTGCAGAACGAACGCGGCGCCGCCGTCGGCGAACGCTGGGAGTACTACTTCGGCAACAAGTTGGTGTCGCTGGTGATCAGCGGCGGCAGGGTGATCGAGATCAGCGAGACGTGGTGATCTAGGAATCCTGTGGATCCTCGAGCGACTGCTCGCGATCGCACTCGGCCGCCAAGCGCTCGCACGCCCGAATCGCTGCCGTCCGGGTGAGGTGCGAGTTCCCGCCCATCCGCCAGCTTCCGATGTCGGTGTACGCGAGCGAGTAGGGGCGTTCCTTGCCTGGGGACAGGCGCACCGACGCGCCGCGTAGGGATTCCCTGACCGGTGCGTGCGCAGACCGCCGACTGCCGGCTCTCGCCGCTGCGCGCATGCTACCTCCACGCCGCCCGGATGCTGCTGGAACGCCTGTCATCACGGGCAATGCACGCCGGGCGGCGGCTTCACAGGAGATCGGCCAGCTCGTCCGCGTCGGTCTCGTAGTAGATCATCAGGCTCTTGATGTCGCGGTGCCCGATGACCCGGGNCACGCTCNNGCACGTCCAGTTTCTTGGATAGCCGCGCAATCGCCTCCGCGCGTGAGTCGTGGAAGTGCAGGTTCTCGATGCCAGCCGCAGCCCGGCGCCACAGGGCATCGCGCGTGCCCGGGTGCAGGTCGAAGCATGTAGACCGATCGCGCGGCAGCGCCGCCAATATCTCCCGCGCTCGCTTCGACAGCGGCACGCGCCGGCTGTCCCCGTTCTTGGTCTTCGGCAGCTCCACCGACTTCTCGCGCACGTCCGCCCACGTCATCCCGAGGATTTCCCCGGCGCGCATCGCGGTCTCGAGCGCGAACAGGAAGGCCAGGCCGGTGCGCTGCATCGCGGTGTCGGCCCGGTCGCCATCCTCCAGCCCGGTGGCGATACGCACGCGGTCGACTTCCGCATCGGAGATGCGCCGCTTGCGGCTTGGCGGCGAGCGCGGAACCTTGACCTCAGCCATCGGCTTATCGCGCAGCCAACCCCAGTCCCTGCGGGCAGTCTCCAGCACCGTGCGGATCAGCGCCATCTCCCGCGCGACCGTGGCCGGCGACACTTCCAGCATGCGGTCATCCCGCCAGGCCGCGATGTCCGGCCCTGCAAGCCGCTCCAGCGGCTTCCTCGCCAATGCATCCCGTTGTAGCGATTGCAGCCGAATCGACTCCCATCGCCCGCCGCGCCGGCCTGGCGCAACGTCCTTGGCGAACCTCGCCATCGCGTCGCCCACGGTCTTGTCGGGTAGCCTTGCGCCGGTCAGCTCAGCCTCGCGCTGCAACGCCCACCGGGCAGCCTCTTGTTTCGTGCGGAACGTCTGGCTGTCGCGCTCCCCGTTCCGATAGACTTCAGCGCGCCAGCCATCGCCGCGCTTCCGGATGCTGGCCAT